TTGGGAATCATATCAATAAAGCAATACAGGATGGAATTGATAGTGGAAAAGATATAAAAGGTGGAAGTTTTAAGTCATTAGAGCCTATTACAGTTGCATTAGGTGGTAAGAAGCCTTTGAACAGAACAGGGAATATGCGAAAAACGAAGAAAATACCTGCTACAAGGGCGAAAAAATCATTTATCATAGAAATGTCTGGGAAAAGTAAAAAAGGGGCTTATTATGGGGCTTATCACAATACAGGATTTACCCAAACAAACAAAAAACAATGGTTTCATGGTGCAAAAGTTCCTAAAAGAGAGTGGTTTGGTATCCCAAAATCAATGTTTCCTGGTGAAGCTGCATATCAAAAGGCTATTGCATCAAGATCTTTAATGGTTAGATCAGCATGGAAGAAACTTGGCTGATTTTATAGATATATTTGGTGAAGATTTTAGTTCCGTATTAGCATCATTAGATGAATTGCCCCCTGAAGTTGAAACAATGCTTTTAGGGGTAATGGATAAGATGGTTTATGATGTTAAAACCTTTAGTAATTCCCTAGAAAAGTCTGTTTATACCATGCAACAAGCAGGAACATCCCCAAAAATTATAAAACAAACCCTTGCAAATGATATGGGAACAGGTGGAAGAATATTTGGCCAATTAAGAAATGATACAAAGGCAAGTATTGTTGATGGGATAAATCAATCTGCTAAAATGGGTCAATACAAAAATTATGATCTTGATAAAGGTGAATTTGCTTGGGTTGCTGTAGGTGGACATAAGGTTTGTATGGATTGTGATGGTAGGGCAGGTCAAAAAATGACATTTGCAGGATGGGAAGCTGAAGGACTACCAGGAAGTGGATGGTCCGTATGTCAGGGGTTCTGCTATTGTGTTTTAGATCCAACAGGAAAGGCATCAAAGAAGATTGATGCTCCTGTAAAAGAGCCTGGACCTAAAGTAAAGACATCTAAGCCTACATGGAAACCATCAATGACAACTAAAGAATCATCTAGGTGGGCAAAAAATAGCAAAGTTGAAGGTATTTTATATCATGGGACTCCATCTAAATCACTAGAGGGTATTGGTAAGTCTGGATTTGATTTATCTAAAAGATCAACAGGAAGATTGTATGGGAATGGTGCATATTTTACAAGAAATACAGTCGTTGCACAGGGTTATGGTGATGGTAAAATGGGGGCATTTATGGTAAATTCTAAAAAGCATTTGTCTATTCTGTCTAATGATTATTGGTATGCACAAATGGGTAAAGTAGACAATGTAAATGATTTAACAAGGGGCCATGAATTTATGTCTAAAGTAAAACATGGTGTATTAGATGAAATTACAGTAAAACATCAAAAAAAATACAAATATACAAAACCTGATGGGAGTTTATATACAGCTAAAGAATTAAAAGATGCGAGAATGAAAGACTATAATAAGTCGGGTGGTGTAAAAAATGATTTTTATGTAAAAAATTTAGAAGGTTCACATAGGAGGGCTGGACAAGAGAATCTGTCAGGAGAATGGTTTAATTATTTAGAAACCGAATACTATGCTGGAAATGAAAAAGTAATTAGAATAGTAGATGAAGTGGGTTTAGTTGGTAATTTTGATGATTGGATAAAAATGGAAGATTATAGTGATGTCTTAACTGATTTTATGACTAATGTAAAAGGTTATGAATCAATGGAAATTAGACATGCTAATTTACCAATGGGCTTCAGAAGTATAGACCCTGATTTAACGACAGATACTTATACTATAGTTTTTGATACAAAAAATATTACTATGATCCAAGATTAATCCCTCTAATTGGTGGGATTTTCTTTTCTTCTCTTTCAAATTTTTCATATCTAATACCACCATCCCCCTTAAATGGCTTATCATGTGAAACGGCCCCAAACTGTATCTCTATTGGAATACCATTTGGAAATGCCTTACAATTTCCTGAAGGCATAGGAGTATCATTTACTTTTTTCCAAGTAAAATGCTTACAAGTTAAACAACTACCTATTTTTTCTGCCATATATACCTCTTTTTTTTTTAATAAAGGATTTCCACTATAACAATATTACTAAATAAAATCAATATAAAACAATAATAAATAATAAAAATAAAAAAAATAATAAATACCTTGCATTGTATATATTCAACCCTGTAATATATGGTGTTATGAGAAACTTAAATAAAAACAAGGAGCAGAAAATGAAAAACTTACAAGTACCAACCCCAACTAATGAAATGGTTATTAATGCACTTTCGGATAAGATTACATCACTTGAATATTCTCTTTTACAGTCTGATACTAAAGTTATGTTTCAAGAAGAAGAAATTGCAAAATTGAAACAAGAAAATGCAAACCTAAAACATGAATTAAAGGAGAGCAAATAATGAAACTAATCACAAAAGCAATCTCAAATAAAATGCCTAATCTATATGAAACTGATGGACAGGGTGATAAAGCAATTATCCAGGCCAAACTATTCACTCCAGACTCTAGCTTTACTTGGTATATACTTGAAATGGACCAAGAATCTGGTGATTGTTTTGGAATCGTAACTTCTAACCTTAATTATAACCAACCCGAATATGGTTACTTTAACATTAATGAATTAAAAGATGTTAGAGGTCAATTAGGACTTCCTGTTGAAAGAGATTTATGGTTTGGTAAAAAAACAGTTGGTGAAATGAAGAAGGATTTAAATTAAATAACCCATAATCAAATACAATCGACAAAAAGCCCTTTAATCGGGGCTTTTTTGTTTCCCAGACAAAACACCATTGACAAATACTTTTTCTGCTTCTATAATACTATTATGCCATGCCCTTAACTTCTCAGGTGATGGCCTTCCCTGGCCTAGTTTGGCAATACCAACAGACTTTGCCCTTTGAAGCCATACATATCTTTCACTTCGATTTTGTTTAATCTGCTTTTGTCTATATGCCTTAGATAATTTCTTATTTTCCCTGCGAACCCTTGTCTTTGGCAGATCATTAATTGGATCTCTCTCTACTTTTGTCTTTTCAGGGAGTTCAAAACTATTACCAATCTCAATAGCATCTTCTACTTCTATAATTTCAGCATCCTCTGCATTATTTGTCTTTAAAAACTGATCAAATGGTGATTCTATTTTAATTGTTATTGTATCCTGGAACTTTCCAAAGTGCTTTAAGACTAATGTGGCTGCCTGAGTATTACCTGCTTTAGCTTCTTCTATCTGGGCCATTATAACATCGGGCATATGTTTCCCTGCTATATCCATAAACCTATCATATACAGCAGATATAAAGCCTACATCGTTTTTCCACCTTCTAATCGTTTCTGATTTTACATTTAACTCAGAAGCAAGTTTAGTATTATGATAACCTGGATCTATTGCGATCTTTTCAATAGCTGTAAGCTGTTTTATGTTGAATTTGGTCTTTTTTTCCAATTGTTTCATAGTATAATTTAAGACAATTGTCTTTTTATTTACAAAATTCTCTTTTGGTGAACCCCGAAGGGCTACAAAAAAAATCCCCCCATGCCAGGGGCCATGTCACAAAAGTTTCCCAACCCCGTCACAACTTTGTGATTAAATACTATGCTATATGTCACAGAATAAACGCTTATGCTGATAACAGGTATTATGTAAAGTAAATATGGTGTATATGGGGCTAAAATCATGTCACAAAAATAAGGCATATCATGTCACAAAAGATGTGACGGATTGCCTATGTATATATCACATTGGATGGGTGATTGACCCATAGCTCTAGCTATTACTACTATCATCTGGTATCTCTACAGTAGGCTCCCATTCATCAGGTAGATATACCTCAACATAGGCATCACATCTACTGCATGACAGGTTGGTTACTATGCCTTCACCTACATGGTCATAGTCCTCATAGGTAAAGTCACCGCCCCATATAAGTTCGTTATTACATCTATAGCAGTTCATTGCTTATTCGTCTCCCTCATGTAGTTGGCTATTAGCATAGCATCAGAGGTAGCTAGTGTTATGTCTACATCGGGGAACCTCTGTTGTGCTAAGTGTTTGATATGGTTCTTCCTATCCTTCTTGTTCTTGGGCATACTGCCATGAT